TTTTTAATTTATGCCCAATTTTACGAAAGTCCGAATAATACGTAATACAAATTAAATTTTATCTCTCATTATTAGAATATATAGCAAAATAAAAAGACCTAACATAAGTTTCATCAAATGTCAAGCCTTTTATTGTTATTTAATTTTCAAAGTACAGCGTAAGTTAATAGATACAAAATCAGAATGTGATATTTACGCTCCACGACACGGCTTTTCTGTTTAGTCTCACGTATGAGTTGTTTGCTAATGTCGATAAGATAACTATAACACTAAAATTTAATTAGGTCAACGTTTTTGGTTGTGAATGCGCCGTTGAGTTTTACAGCGTCCCTTTTTACGTCATCATGGAATGTTACGTATTGGTGGCAGTCGAAGCATAATAGGGTTAGGTTGTCAATATCAAAGAAGTTTTCCTCGCTCGCAACCTCAATGTGGTGTGTGATAAATTTTCCAGTGATTATCTTGCCACACCTAGAACAACGACCATTACATTTATCAATCACGGCTAGTTTGGTTCTATCCCATCGTTTTGTGTGGTATAAATTGTCTAGTGGTGATTTCTCGTATGCCATATTAATAACCCATTTTTTATTTATCCTTATCTATAATCTCAATAGCGTGGTTCAAATACCAAACTGCCTTTTTTAAGTCGTCTTTTAGCGTACCTTTGAATGGCGCACGGAAGATATACTTGATTGCGTTTTGGATATGACCCGAGTAACTAGCCGGATAATTAGGAACGACCTCATCAATCACATCAACGACTTCGAATGAGTAGCTATTGTAGTGTTTTGGGTGATTTACCTCATCTTCCTTTGTTAAGTTCTTCACATTTGGTAAGTATTCAGAAGAACCAATTGCAAAAGAGTACTCAGATGGAATAAAATCATGTGTGTTTAAAAAAATACGTGCATAAACTTCAGAAGAGAACACAATAGCTTCGTTTTGGTTGCTTGTCATCTTACTGTTCTCATCTTTAACATATAAGCCGGTGCGTCTTGATTTAATAATTACTTTTAAGCTCATTTTTTGGTACCTCCCTAAATCTAATGTTATGTGTGTGAGTTCTTTCACCTCGGAGTACAGAATTTATATTACCAGCACTGAGATTTAATACTCTGGCACATTCATTGGCACTAGAATATTTTTTAATTTCACCATTTATAAACAACGCTTCAATGGGTCTAGCGTGACTTATTTTGTTCTTAGCTGATGCTATAGTTGTTCTATTTCCGTAATTAACATTTTGTTTTCTTGTTACCCACTCCAAATTACCAACTTCATTATTAGATTTATCTTCGTTGATGTGATTTACTTCTTTGTATGAATTTGGATTTGGTATAAAAGTAATCGCAACTAGTCGATGTACTCTAAACATTTTTTTAACACCATTGTTTTGTAATTTAACAGTATGATATCCTTTGTTCATTGTGTTTTGTTTTAACAATTTTTTATTTCTTATACTATATACGTTTCCTATACTTGATATTTTATATAGCCCCTCGTATCCGATTATATCTTGCCAATGTTCATTAAGCATTTTTGTTTTTAGCTCCTTTAATCCTCATAATGACATAATTTTCGACATCTTCAATTCTTTTGTGCTTTATTTCCTGTATATATCTATCATCCGACCAAATACCTAATTCGTTAATGCTATCAGCCAAGAACTTCTCACCAGCCGTCATGTTTCCTAAATCAAGGTGTGTTGATGTGTGCCATTCATAGTAAACAGTTGTGTTATTATCCCCAAAGTAGTTCTCAACGTCTATCTGGTTGCGTATCTCGTGTTTAATGAAGAGTTGTTGTCGTTTCTTTGTTCTACCATACTTATTTTTATCAATAGACCAACACATTTTAGCTATTTCGTTCCAGTTGACTAGTTGTGTTTCTATTTTCAACTCCAATATCATATATTATCCTCCTGTTAAATGTCTGCTTATATTATAGCACAAAGTTGGGTGTAATACTATGGTAGAATAATAATTAGCCGGTGATGTTTTGGTGTTTGATGATAAAATAAGCATAAGACACCTAAAAAACGCTTTACTATCAACGGTTTGTTCCTAATTGGTGTCTAAAAATCGTTAAAAAGTTGTCGTCATTATATATAACAATACTTATATAATATATATTTATTAATTATTAAAGATATTTATTTGGTTATTAGACACTAAGGTTCTTTAATCCCACGGCTAGTATGGTTTTATAATGGTGTCAGATATAACAATAATTAAATGACACCAAAAAACACCATTGACAACCACGGCTAATTCATGTAATAATATATTCATACACAGGAGGCAAACAACATGAATGAAAAAGACTTAGTTAAGTTTCATGAGTGGTATGATGAGATATACGGTATTAATGTTGATAATAGAAAGTCAAACCCATATAGTTTTCTAATAACAAATGAAGACTACAAAAAACTAACTGAATTATCAAAAATACACAATGTTTCTCGTGCAGAAGTAGTGAGACAATTAATAAAGAAAGAGTGGGAAAAACAATGACCGAAGAAGAATTGAACATGTTAGAAAACGCTATACCACCCGAAGAGGAAACACCTAATGTAATTGATTGGGACACGGTTGAAGCAAAAAAGAACCATGATGACTTACTTGCTAAATTACAAAAGACTTCTAAGGGTGATATTAAAGCCACGCCATACAACCTAAGTCAGATATTACACCACGATGACACATTAAAAGGCTTGTTTTCATATAACGAGGTATCAGACAAGATATATATGTCACGAAACTTGGGTCAATATCCTAAGGGTTACAATATTGAGGGTGTAGAGTCTTATATTAATGTTCACATCTCAAAGAATTACGATATCAGTTATAGTTCAGCCAGTGTGTATGAAGCCCTTGTCAATGAGGCACGTAATAATCCATTCAATCCAACCAAAGACTATTTTAGAGAGGCATTCACGGCTTATGATGGTTTAAAGCGAATGGATCGTGTATTTATTGACTATCTTGGAGCAGAAGATAACGAGATAACTGTTAAAATGACGAGAATATTCTTTGAGGGTCTTGTTATGAAAGTTAAAAATCCGTATATCAAGTTTGATCGTGTTTTAGACTTAGTAGGCGGGCAGGGTGTTGGTAAAACATGGATTATGTATAAATTAGCCGGTTTTGGGCAATTCTATACGGACTCAATTAGTTCATTTTCAGATAAAGATAGCTTATTAGAGATGACGAAGAACCTAATTATCAATGACGATGAAATGACTATAACAAACAAGACTAGTTTTGAAGAATTAAAGTCATTCATATCAAAGACAAGCATTAGTGTTCGTAAAGCATACGCCAGAAGTAGTCGTGATTATCCAAAGGGGTTTGTTCTAGTTAGATCTACAAACAATCATGAGTATTTGAGAGACAAGACAGGTAACAGACGTTTCATGACTATGGTTGTTGACTCTAAGAAACGCACAAAAGACGTTGCTGACATGACTAAAGAAGACGTTCAACAAATTTTAGGTGAAGCAATGCACGAGTTTGGAAAAAATGAAGAGTTGACACAAGACCAACTATTGACACAAGAGGAATTAAACGAAGTGCAATCACCATCTCAATATATTACACCAGAAGAAGAGTCTGTTAGAGAATACTTAGATAATAACCCTCAAATAACATTCGTTTCTACACGTTCTATAATTGAAAACGCATTAGATGTTAAGAATTTTGCTAATAATCCAGCGTTAGGTCGTAAGATTGCTTATTATATGGCTAATATGGGTGGTTGGACTAGGTTACGTAAAAAAATTGACAATAAAACAATATGGGGTTATGAAAGGGTTGACGAATGATTAAAGACTTGGCCCATTACTTTATCAATCAAGAAATACATGTGGTAGCGCTTACACCTAAAAAGAAATATCCCAATTATAAAGGTTGGCAGACTAAACGTTTGACAATTGAGCAAGTAGATAGGGCATTGGATAACGGATATGGGTTAGGGATTGTGCCACACGGCGAGTTTGTTGTTGTTGATTTAGACGCAGACCATGAGGGTGGAGCTAATGGGGTTGAGAACTTTATTGCAAACTTTGATGACCACGCAACTATCACGGCTTATAAAGACAACTCAACTAACGAACATCGCTTTTATCAGAATACGTATGGTTTAAATATTCGTAAGACTGGCGACAATGCTATAATTGATGGTGTTGACATATTTACAAAAGATAATCTAATTACAACGTTGCCATTTTATTATTTTGAAGATTTAGATCTAAACAAACCATTTATCGAACAATTAGCACCATCTCCAGAACGATTTGAGTTATTAAAGGTGTATGAAGACAAGCCGGTTGAAGTTCCTAAATCAAACTTTACGAAACACAACATCGAGAATTACTTAAAGAAAGTGCCACAGTTTGAGGTTGGTGGTCGTTCGGCTAGTTATCGTAAACTTATCTATACAATGGTCGTTCGCCGTGGTATGGTGTATGAGGACGCAAGAGACGCAATTATAAAGTGGGACGCTGACGGTATTAATTATCAAGAAGAAGAACCAACTCAGTTTTACCACTCAATCAGAAACCCCTTGACAAGATAATTAAATTGTATTACTATAAAAACAAGGCAGAAATTGGCACATCTGTAAATATAAATTTGTGCTAGGAGAAAAAAGATCATGAAAAAGACATTCACAAAAGTAGTTAAGTCGGCAAGTAAGTCACGTCCAACAATTGCAGGCGTCCATTATACTAACGAGCGCCTCGAGGTAACTGATGCAAATATAGCAATTATCGAAGAATTAAAGACGCCACTTGAAAATAGTTTTGATGTTTTAATCAATTTAGAAGGCATTCCATCGGTTGTACATTATCCGGAATTGAAAAGACTTGTACCAACGGATAACAAAAACTGGTTTGTTATTGACGTGCCTATGTTAGAAGCAGTAGCAAAAATAAACAAAAAAGAATATTATATCAAACTCGAAAGCGATGGAACAATAGGCGGTCAAAAAGTCGGAGAGTTTGAACGGTTGGAGGGCTTCAAATATATTGCCTTTAGTCCTAAATATGTTTTATGGTTACTAGAATACGCTAAGGCAAGCGGGCAAAAAGAACACATCACAATAAAGTTAGACGATAGTGCGATTATGCCAGCGGTCATACATTTTGAACAACCTGAAACAATTAATACATTTTTATTGACATCGGTTAGAATAAGGTAAAACCAATCATGAAAAAACTATTTTACGATATTGAAGTATTTGAAAAAATGAACTTAGTTGGTTTGTTAGATGAAGACGGGAAAGGGTATGTTATTGTAAACACCCCTAATCTTCCATCTAACGTATTTGAAGTTGATGGAGTACAAATATACTTAAACGTTGGTAAAGTTCGTGAGAGAGCAAATGAGACCCTCCTAAGTGGTGATTATGTATTGGTTGGTTTTAATAATAAAGCATACGATAATTTTTTGATTGAGGATATACTACAGAATAGACCAACAAATTATATAAAATTAAAGTCAGACAGTGTTATTAAAAAACGACCATCTCAATTCATCGACTTCTTAAACCTAGATACTAAAGAACAAATGCAACCTGGTTTTTCATTAAAGAAGTTTGAGTCAATGTCGGGTATGGCAGTTGAAGAGAGTTCCATACCGTTTGATTATAAAGATGAGTTTACAATTGAACAGATACTTGAGGTATGCCACTATAATATTCAAGATTTAAGAGCCACCATCAAACTATATAAGACTAGAAAAGATTATTTTGATGGTAAAGAGCTTTTAGTTAAGGAATACGGCACATCTAAAACATCAATTAACTATTCTAATGGGTCAACGGCTGCTTCATACTTAATGGGTCGTGATAAACTGGAAAACTTTGAACCAGAAGACCCTGACATATACGGTGTTCCAACTGGTGTTAAATTATTCTTAGAAAATGCCTTGAAAGTTAGTCCTGAAATATCACACTTAAAAACAAAAGCAGAACGTGAGAAAGTTATGCGTAAAGAATGGACGTCTCTCGTTATGGAAGATCATGGTATGGTTTATACTTGGGGGTTTGGTGGTCTACACTCAGCTAAAGGTAGAATTGAAACAAACAAACGTGGTACTAAAAAGATTGTTTATGACGTGGTTGATGAGACTGATGTTCAACAATGGGATAGTGGTTCTCATTTCCCTAATATTATGTTACGAGATAATTTGTTAGGTCAAGTTACAGATAAATTTAGAAACCTCGTCACAGAGCGTCTAAAAAACAAGGCATTGGGTAATCCATTAGCCGGCACACAAAAAATTATCATCAACTCCGTCTACGGCTTATTGCGTCTCCAATCGTCAAAGTTATATAATCCAAAGTCTGCTATTCGTGTCAATGTTAGTGGTATGGTTGCTATTTATAACCTAGCTAATCAACTTGATCTCGTGGGAAACGTTTATCAAGTCAACACAGATGGTATTGCGTTCAAACCTTATCCTGACGTTACACAAGAGACACTAGACAATATCAAACAACGATGGGAAGACGAATTTAAACTACAATTAGAAGTATCATCATTCAAGCGCTTAATTCAACGAGATGTCAATAATTATATAGCAGTTAAACAAAATGACAAGTTAAAGTTGAAAGGTGGCGTAGTGGGTCAAGCAAATGGGGTTGACGTAACTAAAGCTTCAAAACCAACAATCATAGATCACATGTTAGTCGAAAAGTTGGTTTATAATCGACCATTTATTACAACGGTACAAGAGGGCGAGTTCAGGGACTACTGCTTTACTCTAAAATCTATGAAATCATCAACACAGACTGGTAAAATGGTAGACGAGACTGGTAAGATGTTTGATAACGAAGTAAACCGTACTTACGCTACAAAAACAGGTGGTAAGGTTCTCAAAGAAAAAGTGGGAGACTTAGAAAATGCTAAATTCCCAGATACGCCAGAGCAAATGTCAATCGCCAACTATGAACTACCAAAAGAACCACCGGCTGATTTAGATTATAGTTATTATATTGAATTAGCTGAAAAGAAGTTAGAAAGCTGGAAGAAAGTGTTGTAATACTTAAACTCATGTGCTACAATATATTTATCAGTTAAAAACAAGGAGAATATACATGACAAAAGGTAATTTTATTTTTTCACAAATTTCAAATGAAAACGGTCAAGATAAAATGGCTATGTACTTTGATGTTGATAGTGACGTTGTTGAGGTTAAGATGGGTAACGCTGACTATATCGAAAATAAGCTTTTAGAATTTGGGGTTAAAGATTTAGAAGCTCTCGATGAACATTTAACAAAGAACCCAGAACAAGAAGTGTATGAATATGATTATACTGACAAAAAGGGTAAGCGCCACAACGGTTTCACATTAGATAAGCCATTTCCAACACCATCAGAGGCAAAGAAAGCAATTGTAGCTGGTAAAGTTAAGGAAGTCGTTGATAATGGTTCTAAGATTGCCGTTATTGTAGAATTAGAAAAAGGCGGAGAATTTACAGTCGTTCGTGGTTACTCAGTATTTGATGAAAAGAGCAAGCGAATGTTCGCACTTAAAGCTAAGAAAGATCGTTTGTTAGACATGTTAGGAGTTTCACAATTTAAGGAACTCGAGGGACAAGAAATTACATTCGTACGTCAAAAGGCTGGTTCAAACTTCTATTATGACGCTGAAAACGATGAGGAATAACATTAATGGCTGGCTTAACGGCTAGTCATTTTTACAAGGGAGGAAATATGAAAGAAGAGTGGGTTGATATTGACGGTTACAATGGCCTTTACCAGATTAGTAATTTAGGAAATGTATATTCTGTTATACATAAAAAAATTCGTAAATCATATAAAGCTCGTGATGGATATAAATATGTTCAACTATATGCTGGTGGTAAAATGAAGCATTATGCTATTCATAGACTTTTATTAATTTCTTTTTCTGGTAAAAACGGAGAAAATATGCAAGTAAACCACAAAGATGAAAACAAAATCAATAATACTTTATCAAATTTAGAATGGGTAACACCAAAAGAAAATAATAACTATGGAACTCGAACGAAGCGTGTTTCTGAAAAACTAAAAAAACGAATACTTGTAAAAACACAATCTGGAATATTTTATCCAGTAAAGTCAGGTAAAGATTTTAGTGAAAAAATAGGGGTTACTAAACAAGCGATTTATCAAGTGCTTTCTGGAAAAAACGAAACAGTAAAAGGTTACAGAATTTTCCACAACACATTAGAACATTTGGAGGTTAATTCATGAAACTAAACGTTTTGGCAACGGGTTCCAGTGGAAATGCTTCGATAGTAACTGGAGAGAACGAAACCATCGCATTAGACTTTGGTTTATCGTTTAAAAAATGGCATACGCTATTAGAAAACGGGGGTTTGGGGATGCCTGATGAATTATTTATCACACATTCCCATGGGTGACCATGCAAACGAAAGTGGGTTATCTCGCTTAATTAAGGTTCTGCCAACAATCAAGATACATACTAACCGAGGAACGTTTGAAACAGCAGAATTTGAGGTTGAAGCATTCCTCGTGGCGCATGATGTCGAGTGTCATAGTTTTATTATTACAGAAAAGGCAACTGGAGAGAAATTAGTATACGCCACAGATGTCAACGGATTGTATGAAACATTTACTCGCGAAGAGATATTCGAACATGCTAAAGACGCTGATGTTTATGCCCTCGAAGCCAATTTTGACAATCGTTGGTTAAAGTTCCCTGAGTATTTAGATCAAGTGGGATATAAGTATAATGTATTTGCCAACATGGTTCGTCACACATCAAAGCAAGAGAGTATCAAAACATTCTCGGCTTTAAAAAAATCATCATCTAAATATGTACCATTACACATGTCAAGTAGGTTTTATAATTTTAGTTAGGAGGTAAATATATGAAAAATGAAAAGTTTGAAGGTAGTGTTATTCCTCAAGAAGTTTTAGATAAGTTCTTTGAATTCCTAAACAGAAATAATACTACAACTAAAAAGTTTTATGAAGTTGATGAAGAAACATTACAAAAAGTTCAAGTTAGAGAAGTAACAGAAACTCGTCAAAACGATTTAAAGGCTACCTTATCACTGTTTCAAACGATATATCCTGAACACTTTGATAAGCTCACACAGGAACGTATTCTGAAAGCGCAAAAAGACACCGGCTCATCGGACGCAGAAGAACTCGAAAAGAAAATTAAAGATGGGTTTGCAATTAAATTAGGATAATGATATAATATACATAAGGTTTTGTTTGAAATTCCTGTGCGCATAAAAATCATTCCCCAGTATGGTATCTGACTCCAACTCAACGAGACGAACAACCCGAGGACATTACCCCGTTAACAAAGATACTAGTATGAACTCTTGTGTATTGCGAGGGTTCTTTTTTTGTGTTATAATTAGCATATTAATGACAAGGAGGGCAATAGATGAAATGGTATTATGAATATTTAAAACTTGTTCGAGATGGAAAACCTATGTCTATTGAGGCTAGACAAGCTCTTGACCGCATACCACAATACCTAAACAAATTTGAATATGATGATACTTACCCAAAAGCCTTAATATCATTTATCGAGGGTTTCATATACTTGCAAAAAGGTGACGATGAAGAAAGCCACCCCATGAGACTCCAAGTTGAGCAAAAGTTTTGGTTAGAGTTGTTTGGTTTTGTTGACCCTAACACCCATCGGCAAATAATTAATGATATTGGTTTAGTTATTGGCGCTGGTTCTGGTAAGTCTACGTTTATGGCGGCACTTTCCCTTGCGGTTATGATGGTTGGTTCTTATAAAGGTAATGATGTCATCGTACTATCAAATTCAATCAAGCAATCACACGAAACTTTCCGAACGGCTAGTGAAATGGCTGGTGATGAACGTAGTGTATTGGGCGATTTAAAAAAACATGAACTACTCAAACCAATCTTAGGTAAAATAAAATATGCTCCGACTAACTCACAAATAGAAATTCGAGCAATGGATAATAACACACTTGATGGTACAAACGTTCGTCTAGCAATATTCGATGAGTTTCATAGTTACCATGTAAACGTAATTGAAAACGTTCGAAAATCTTCTGCTCCTAAACGAAAAAATACAGGGTTTACCACAGTTTATATATCAACAAATGGACAGGTTAGAGATAGTGTATTTGATGATTATTATAAGCGTTGGGAAAAAATACTAGCCGGTGAGATTGAAGATTGGTCTACGTTTCCTATGATTTATAAGATGGACGATGTGGAAGAAGTAACCAATCCTGATTTATACGAGAAAGCAATGCCATTTGTTCGTAATATATCAGACCCTCAGATTATTAAAGATATGTTAGCTAAAACTCAAGGTAACCCAGTCGCACAAGCCGAGATACTAGCCAAGAGTTTCAATATTCCACAGTCATCATTTAATGCACTATTTACGACTGACGAACTTGAAGCAACTCGTGAGATACAAGATGTTGAGTGGGGTAATGAGGTAACAATCGGTAGTGACTTCTCTGAGGTTGAGGACTTGACGGCTATTTCAATCATGTGGCGTAATGAGAACAAACTTAGAACATGTAACTTTGCATTCTTACCTGAAAACACATTCGAGAACAAAACCAGTAAGGCACAACGGCTTATGTATGTTCGTTTAATAAATGAGGGTTCGCTTATCTTAACAAAAGGTTCTGCAATAGATCAAGACGAAGTTTATAAGTGGTTAGATGATTACATTCAAGAGAATAGGTTAATCCCAATTGGTTTTGGTGGAGACGCATTCTTTAGTAAAGCTTATCAACGCAGAGTTACACAGGATTATGGAGAGGGTATGTATACTAAGATTAGACAAAACGTTATGAGTTTATCGCAGCCACTCAAGACGGTTAAAGCCAGAATAGCCGGTGGTGATTTTCAAAGTGACGATGATTTGTTATTGTGGGCTTTGAATAATCTAAGAGTTAAGATAGACGCCAACAATAATATTTACCCTAACAAACAAAAAGCCGTTGATAAAATTGATCCAGTTCTTGCTACTATTCAGGCTTATTATGTTTGGGAATTACAAGACGAAGATACTGGTATAGCATGGTAAGGAGAAAACTATATGTCACAATTTGATGATATTAATACAAAAATAAATAGCACACCTGATTATGTTGTGCCTATGACTAACAATTTAACAAACTCAATCTTTTTAGACCCAAATATGATGGACTTTGATATATTTAATAACGTAGCAGAGTTTATCGCAGTTGAGTTTACAAAGGTTAAGTTCGTATTTGATAACACACCTAACATACAGAAATTAGATTATCTTTTGAACTTGAAGCCTAATGATGATGTCACGGCTAATGAAATGTTGTTTGAATTTGCATACTCTATCTTGAAGCGAGGATATGTATATTATAAAATCGTTAAACCACGAGACGCTAAACAAGTTTCAAAGATTTACATGTCACGTAACGCAGAATTTGGTTATAAAAAATATGATTACAAGCATTTGAAGTTAGAATTGCCTAGTCGATTAACAGAAGAGTATACAAAGCTCATTCATACATTAAGCACTAGACACACCACATCTGTTATTGAAATTCAAAGTAGACTAAAAGCTATGAAAGGGGAACAAGACCCTAATAATCCACAAGCACAACAAACAATGGATAATAGACTTCAAACAGCTGACAACCAAATCCAAAAACATGGTAAGTTCTTCACGTTTGAGAATGAAAGTAGCAAAGACCATGCTAACGTTACTGAACCTGATGGGGTTGCTTTATCTGATTTGAAAACTTTGATTTACGAGCATTTGCACTTGTCACCTAAGATGTTGTCGGGAGAATATACTGAAGAAGATTACCGAGCATTCTACGCCAAACATCTTCAACCACTCATCGGCGCATTAGAAGAATTGTTAAACTTTGAATTATTAGATTATCAAACTTATTCTAATGGCGGTCATATTTCTATAATCTTAGACCTTATGCAATTCGCCACATTAGAGAGCTTTACACAAATGGCAAAAGAGGGTATTTATAACGGTTACTTGCAATCTAATGACGTTCGTGCTAAACTAGGATTAAAGCCATTTGAGGGCGGTTACGGAGAGATTATTTGGAGTAATAAGAACGCCGTTGCTTTGAATGATGATGAGCTTAACCAAAAACTAAAGACAGGAGACACTACGAATGAAGATAGCAACATTAGCGACCAAAGTTCAGAAGAATGACAGTGGTAAAATTAAAGGTATTGCTAACTCTCTCACGATGACACGTTCTGGGATTACAGTAACTCAAGACGCAGGTAAAGAAGTAGTCGGTAAAACGGTACCTCTTCTCTTGTCTCATGATTGGAATAAACCATCAATTGGTTCTGTTACTATGACGGCTGTTGATGATGACGGATTACACTATGAGGGTTCATTATTTAAAAACGCACCTGATCGTGATTTGTTGTTAGAGGGAATTGAAGCGGGTACTAACTATGTATCTATTGGTTTTGGAGTAGATAATATTGACACTGAGGGTAACATTGATAGTATTGATTTACTCGAATTATCATTAACATCTACACCTGCCGACCCTAAAGCGACCGCAGAAATTGTTAAGCAAGCAATTGAGAAAGAAGAGGATAACAACATGGAAGACGAAGTAACATTACAAGACGTATTAGACGCCATCGCTGATTTAAAGAAGGACTTTGACGAGGCTAAACCAAAAGATGATAAGCCAGAGGACGATAAAGCACCGGCTGATGATAAAAACGCAGAAGTTCAATCATTAAAGGAACAAATTGCAACGCTACAATCATTCATGCCATCTGTTGACCGCCGTAGTTTGTCATTGGAAGAAGAAATGGCATTCGACCGCTTGCACTATTAATAACACTATGATATAATAAACGTATCATGAAAAATAAAGGAGACCTATGATATGGGAATTGAATTTTTAAGCACATCTAAGGCGGTTGAACTGTACGCCAAATTAGCTCTAGAAACACAAGGTAACACAGAAACTTTTAGTCGTAAGTGGAAGGACATTGTCTCAGAACGTTCAGAACAAGCCATTACACAGGACGTTAATGAAGATGATATTTTACCAAAGAAGATTATTGGTGCTATCGAAGACACATTGCGTACCGACCGTGTTTTCTCACAATTCTCACCAGTATTCAACATCGAACCCGGCTCATTGATTATCGACCCCAATGAAAATGCTGACGGCGCATGGGGACATAAGATTAACGTTGAAAAGAAAGTCCAAACATTGGCTTTGGAATCACGTGACATCTTCCCTAAGGCTATCTACAAGTTGCAACGTTTGGATCACATGACTTACTTAAAGGGTGGAGCATTGGTGTCTTATGTACTTGAAGAATTACCTAAGTATGTGTTGCAACGTATCTCACAAGCTATTTTGGTTGGTGGTGTTAAGAACGAAGATAGTACAGCATTCACGGCTATTCGTCCAATCATCGGTGACACATTGGCTACCAAAACAACATTAGCAAAAGCTTACGATGGACAAGCTTTAAAAGAACGTTTGATTACAGACATCGCTTCACTTGACGCAGATAATCCAACAGTATTTATCTCACCAAACGCATGGGCTAAGTTAGCTTTGACTGGTGACGCATGGTCTGTTGCAATGTTTACTGGTAACTTGGACTTGGGTGGAAAGCTTGTTCGTACTACTCGCTTACCCGAAAAGAACCCAATTGTTATCGTTGACACCGACTCATACTTGATTGGTTTTTCTGGTTCTGGTATTGAAACGTTGTCATCATTCGTAATCAACACTAACTCTCAGGTAATCGAAAGTCGTGCATATGTTGCCGGCTCATTGAAAGCACCTAACAAGGCTATCTATGCTGAAGTTGCTGATTAATAGACAGTTTAGCGTTAAGGCTCTCTAGACGAGGGCTTTTTTTTATGGTATAATTTGTTGATAGGAGGTGACACAATGATATTCGATTATAAAGAGATTTTACAATTAGATGATGAGAGTTATAACGCATGGACTGCTCATTTAGAGATGTTGGAAAAGCAAGCACTCTCACAAGCCGAATTAATAAACCCAACTGTGAAAAAAGACGTTTCAAATAATACCCTCGGCTCATATTGTCAAGAGTTTGTGTTTATGGCGGAGTATGGCAGTGATTTAAGCGCAAGCATGTATAAATGGCATACGTCTAACATTGCTACACTAGAGGAGGCGATTAGATATGCTGGGTAAAATGAGAGTGTTTAAGTTAGAAAAAAAGAACTCTACTGATGTGCCACCCAGAACAGTGAAAGGGTATCTATATAACCCTAGCACAAAACAAAAGGCATGGTATCAATTTCAGAATAACGTACGGCTAATGGGTACTATTGAATTTTCTGGTAATATTGACGACTTTATTAACTTTGATAGTGTGACGATTAGTAATGGTAAAAAGTATCGTTTGAGCAATGTTTCACAAAAGACATTCGGTAGAGTAAAAGGGGAGGTAATCATTTAATGGCAGATTTTAAAGACAAACTAAAACCATACTATGATGAACTATCACCTCTATTTACGGAACTAGAATGGTATGCCGGCGAAAACGAAATGCAAACGATTGACGATAAAATGGCGGTCTTAACCTATACTCATGAAAAAGGATTGGCTGACGCTATACCTCATTTCTGGCGAGTAACATTGGCTCTTTATATAAATAACTCAATGAATGTTACTGAAGAACTAGCCGAGTTGGGTTATGAACAGGTTGCGGAAGTTGAGAGGGACGATCACTTAAATGAAATGACTGCATTCAATAGGCAGGTGTTAATATTATGAGTGCTAAAAAAATAGACGTATCCGATTTAACTAAATTACCACCACGGCTTATGACTGCTAAAATATTAGAAAAGCGAGATGAAGTGGCAAAACAAGCCGGTGGTGATATGACCTCTGCACTATCAGTATGGCGTTCAACTGCTCCAATCAAAACGGGTCGTATGAGGTCTACTATGACATTAAACCGTGGCAAATACGGAGCTACACTAGTTCCTCGTGATAGTTATATGAAAGTGGTAAATTCTGTTAACAAAAGAGGAAAACATCAAGGGTTTCTAGACCGTTTCAAAAGTGGGCAGGGTAAAAGTTTCTTGCAAAAATGGTGATAATATGCTACAATGAAGTTATCTTAAATTAAGGAGAATTAATCAATTATGTATGATACACGTAAAATTACACATGGTTCTGAACAGGTTGGTATGGCAAGTACTACTAAAGGCGGAACGACTGGTTTTGTTAACTCAACAGGTGTTCAAAAGTTTGCGCCATCAGTAGATCAAGACACTAAAACAATCTATGCTGACGCTACCACACACATGTCTCTGGTTAACCCTAAGAAGTTGACAATCGAAATGGATAACTTGCAATATAATGAAACCGAAATGAATCAGATGGGTTATAAGCTGGTTAATGGTGGATATGTTGATGGTGGTAGTTACCCAACATTTGACATTCAACGTATTTTGACAGTTCAATCAGCCGATGGTACAACTACTCAGAAGCTCGAAGTTTATTACAATGCAACATCAACGGCTTATACGGAAAGTGATGATGAAGACGAAGATGAAATCAAGCCAAAGGTTTACACTCGCACTTTGACTGTTGCAGGTCGTTCATTTGACACTATCGGTAACGTTAAGCAGTTTATCGTAGAACGCACAGAAACAAATGCTACAGTCTTTGACACATATAAGACTAAGATTCTCACACCAACAGATTTTAAAAGCATTGTATAAATGATAGGCTCCTTTACGGGGTCTTTTTTTTATGCTATAATTAAGTATTGACAAAAGAAAGGAAATGTATTATATGGCAAACACAACGAGCTATATGCTTAAATTCGGGGCGGACGCTACCAGTGTTACAAAAGCAATTACTGGTGTCAACTCTGATATACGTTCTATGAGTACACAAGCTAAAAACCTAGATACTGCTTTCAGATTAACAGGCGATACTTCGGCTCTTAAAGGTAAATTACAAGCATTAGGTAACCAATTGTCGGCGACTGAGGCAAAGGGTAAGTTACTAAAACAAGAGTTAGCCAATCTGAAGTCTAGTCCTGGTTTTGACGCAAACTCTGCAAAAGCTCAAAAGTTAACAAATGATATTGCTAAAACTGAGACGGAGGCTATTAAATTAAAAGCTCAACTCGCTAATGCTAAAACTGCTTCATTTGGTGAGGGATTATCAGGTGGTATGGATAAGGCTAACAATTCGCTAAGCGTTGGTAAAATTGCACTTGGTGGGTTCTTAGGTAATCTTGCTACTGGTGCGGTTTCTGCATTTGCTAGTGTTGTTGGAAAAGCATTCGATGGTGTGGGTCAAGATATTATAGCAGCGTCCGATGGTATTCAAAAATTTCAGTCAACGATGTCGTTTGGTGGTAAAAGTGCTGCTGAAATAAACAAAGTTACAACGGCAAGTAAGAAATACGCTGATGATACTGTTTATGATCTGACTACTGTTCTTAATACAACTGCTCAATTGGGGGCAAACGGCGTAAAAAATTATCAGAAACTAGTTGAGGCGAGTGGAAACCTAAACGCCGTAGCTGGTGGTAATGCTGATACTTTCAATTCCGTTGCGATGGTGCTTACTCAAACGGCTGGTGCTGGAAAACTTACTACTGAAAACTGGAATCAATTGGCTGACGCAATACCAGGTGCGAGTGGTAAGTTACAAGAGGCATTAAAAGACGCCGGTGCTTATACTGGTAATTTCCGAGACGCTATGGCAGACGGACAAATAACAGCCGATGAGTTTAATGACGCTATTATGAAACTTGGTATGACTGATGTGGCAAAAGAGGCGGCAACTTCAACTAGTACATTCGAGGGTGCTTTTGGTAGTTTACAAGCCTCATTCGTAACGGCTGGTACATCGTTCTTAGATAAGTTCAAGCAACCAATTACTGATGGAATGACTGCTGTTGCTAACGCCGTTCCTGCTATGTCTGCTACAATATCAGGTGCTTTGTCTGGTTTGGGTTCTAGTTTAAGTAGTATTTTTTCAGGTTTCAATGCACAAGATGCCATATATGTTTTTTCTCAAATATCTGGTTCTATTATGGAGATGGTAGACGACATTCGTAGCATAGACTTTAGTAATTTAACTAGTGCATTCTCAAACCTAGATATTCAATTGCCCGACTTTTCACCTCTTATGGACTTGGCTAGCTCTATTGTTCCTATGTTGGGAAATGCATTATCTAGCCTTAAGTTCGATGGATTGATAGACCTTGCGAACCAAATTATACCGGCTTTGTCTGCTGGTTTTCAATCATTCTTGGGTTGGGTTGTTCCGGCTATTCAACCACTATTGAGCGCATTTAGTAATTTATGGAATGCTATTCAACCTGTGTTATCAATCGTGGCAGGTAGCTTAGTTCCAATATTCCAAGTCCTCGGCTCATTCTTAGGTGGTTTTGTTTCAGGTGTTATGTCTACTCTAACATTTGCATTTAACGCATTAGCCGTGAGTATTCAACTGCTTACTCCTATTATTGGTTTTATAGGTCAAGCATTTAACGCACTATCTCCTATTATTAGTTTTATTGCTGGTATACTGGGAACTGTTATGGGTGCGAGTGTCAACGTTCTAGGTAAGATATTTTCTACGGTTGGTCAAGCAATAAGTTCGGTATGGTCTAGATTATCCGGCGTATTCTCATCGGTTGCTGGTACTATGTCAGGTATCTTTTCATCAATTGGTTCTCTATTTTCAGCGTTAGGCAGTATCTTCTCCTCAATTGGTTCGGGAATAGGTAGTGTTGGTCAAGCAATAGCAAGTATATTCTCATCAGTTGGCGGTAGATTAAGCGGTATATTCTCTGGTATCAGTTCTGCTTTCTCTGCGGTCGGTGGTGTTATTGCTGGGGTTGGTGGTCGTATTGGTGGAATTGCTGGTAATATCGTCGGTTACTTCGGTGGTATTGGTGGTAGAATACTTAGTGGTTTTGGTAACATTGGATCAGCAATTGCTAATCTATTCTCAGGTGTTGTTGGTAGGATTGGTTCTATGTTCTCTGGTGTTGCTAGTATTGGTCGTAACATTGTCGAGGGAATTAAGTCGGGTATCACTGGGGCTATTGGTGGTTTGGTAAGTACAGCGGCTAATATGGCTAAACATGCTCTGAACGCTGCTAAACATGCATTAGGTATTCATTCGCCGTCTCGTGTTTTCCGTGATGAGGTTGGTAAGTATATTACACAGGGTATTGGTGTTGGTATGGAAAAAGAAACTGGTTACCTATCTAAGTCATCGGATAGTGTAAAAAACAGCCTTCTCAGCGACTGGCAAAACGTCAATTTGAACAGTAACCTTACTAATGGTATAAATTCATCGTCTCAGGGCGTTTCTACAGGCACATCAGGAACAAATAATGTCTTTAATATCACAGCTAACACAAAGGCAGACGCTTCGGCAATTGCAAGTGAAGTTAAGGTTATTCTTAGACAAAATGGTATTGGTGCTAGATAATAAGTAAGTCCTATTAATTTAGGGCTTTTTTTGATATAATAGAATAAGAACGGAGGAAATTATATGAAAGACTTTATAAACAAAAAAGCTTTACCTATGATATTCTGGCAAAAAGACACAACTGGCACATGGCACGACTATGCTATTCCAGTATATGTAACAAAAGATATATCAACTATTGAGGGTTTGCGAGAGGTTATTATAAACTTCTATGATGATCCCAGTGAGATTGGATATTACCCTAGACAAAATGATATTATGATACCAGCCGTTAATCGAAATGACCCAGCTTTTAGTTTTTGGGGGTTATCTTGGACGACACCTTATTTCATGGACGACTTTCTAGAAAATACCAACTTGGGTAACGGCGTATTATTCTTGACTCAAATTGAGGACGACAACTTTAAATTTGTACCAGTTTTTGGTTTAGATGAAGAGACGTTATTTCTTAAAGGTAATTATAAAATTGAATATATCGTTTCTAATTGCGCTAAGAATGTATGGGATAGATTAACATCAGAACACCCTTACCTAAAACAGTGGAGTAGTTCGTTAAACCCAGTAAGTTATGACACTAAAAATTATAAATACTATGACAACCCAACAGAAGTAAATATGTATCATATATTTAAAACGATGATAGCTGGTGTAAATGGTGATTTTGATATAATAATAAAGACTTATCAAAACTCAAACAAACCATTTACGTTAGATATCATAAACAGAACAGGGTATAGTAATTTTACACTGCCTATTTTAAACGAAAAGATTGTGGGTTACTCAAAGAGGAGTCGTAACAGGTCAGAAGGAACTAATTTGGTATATGGTTATAATCAGACTACTGGTGCTTTATACAAATACGCATGGTTAGACAAGACAGGACGGGTGACAATTGGAACAACATACCCTAAAGCAAATACGCCGAGGTTAGGTTACTGTGAATTAGATGGAGATAACCCAACAGACGGTGAATTGATAACGAGAGCCACAAGTATGTTAAAAGGTTCTTTGTTTTATGACTATGACGAGATAGACTTAAAAATAGATATGGCAAATAGGTATGAAATTGGTACTAGAAACAACCCATCATTACCAGTTACGAATGAGAATAGATTATCAACCGTTTATCTTAACACATTTGTTGCCATATTAGGGATAACAGACACACCAACATATCTGGAAGTTCGGGAGATTGACTTATTAGGTGGTTATATAATTGTTGGTAAGAATGACGATATTACATTAGGAGATTAATCATGGCAGACACAAGAACAATATATTTACACACGGCTGATACAACGTTTTCATCAGATCCTAGCGATACTGGTTATAAATACCTAGATATGAGTGATTACGATAGCTTAAACCCAGAATACTCATCTACTGTTAGGTTATCAGGCGGTGTTATTGGTATGTATGGAGATTATTCGGTTAAGATAACGCTTACATTTGAGGGGGAAAATAGTGGTCGTGTTGAACGTGCGGATTGGGTAAATTCATACTCACAGGACATAAACAAAATATCAGTAGCAACTACACTTGATAAATCCAAAACATTTAATAAAGCATGTGCCGTATCATCAATAGAAATGGTAGATACTAATTATTTAAACGGATCACAAGTTATAATTACTGTTACGTTGTTTGGCCGTTGGCAATCAGCACTATCATATAGACCAACATTAACAGAAACCTATATTGGTGGTACAAAAAAATATTATCAGTTATTAAAAAAAGTTGAAGAGAGTTCATCAGCACTTGTTGGTTCGGCGTATGTTGGATTAGCTAAAGTTGGAGATAAAACTATTCCTGATTATAGGAAAAAACCATCAAAAACTTATAAATATAATTACAAATATGGTGTAAGTACAATATTAAACCAGCTACAATTACCTATTGACAAGAACAGATTTATTATAGCAATTGAACCAAATTATTTAAAGGGTTCTATCAAATTATCAAATACACAATATACAGCAGAAATAAACTCTAGCAATCTAGCTACAACCAACGGCATATCATCAGACTTTATAACTTATAGCACAGGTGATTTTGATAACGTTTCCAAATTTACGTTGCTGCAAAGTGGTTATGTTGCGTCTACCGTTTGGGATAATATTAGTGATCAATACGCCGTCTTATACAGTATCATGAACACAATCAACAATGACCCAGCAGACATATCAGTTACAAACGAAGTGGGACAACACATACCATTTACTTTATATGTTTATTCAATACAAGACTTCATATAAAAAAGCCTTACAAATTAATGTTTGGCTTTTTTCTTTGGTTCAGATGTTACTTTACTATACGCCTGTATATATGTTAAGGCTTGTATGATATCAAGTTTTAATATTTCACTTCTGGGTTGGTTCATATACATTAGTGTTGCTATTATCTTGAATACACTATAGTATTTAGAACCACCTTCACCTTTTGATTGTAAACGCTTAGGTATTTTAAATTCGGCGAAAGTATTTACCAATTACCTCTTTTTCATATAAGTCTAATTCTTCGTAATGTGAACGAGTTTCTTCGTTTTGTACTAGAATATCACCTTTTTTCTCAGCATACATAAACTTAAGAACTTGGTGAATTGCGTCTATTGTGTCTAGTGAAGTTACACGTTGAATATCTTCTGGTGTTGGATTATCCTTTTCAACGTTCATTAGTGTTTGCAAGACCTCGGCTAGTTGGGCATTCATTTCTTGACCAGTCTCATCACGGAACATCTCTTCTGTGTTAAGTGTACGTAAGAAATTATATTTTGTAATTTTAATTTTGGGTTGGTTGTTCTCGTCAATTTCTGGCATACCGTTCGCCACCTTAACCAACTGTGCGTCTTCATAGATAAATTTCATGTCTTTAATTCTCCTTTGATATATGGTATACTAATATTGTAGCATAATAAAAATCGTAATACAAGAGGAGATTTAAAAATATGACATTAAATACTAATGAAATAGTTTACACCGCTGATTTAATGAACATTTCACCGGCTAATGACGCTCAAATATATGGTAAAGACGGAAATTATATATTATCTGGTTTAGAAATACAAGGCGTGACATCGACAAGTGCCACGTTAACGGCTGGTCGGGCATTAATACAAGGTAGACTGTTTGAACTAAAAGCTAATACACAATACCCACTAAAAGCTGGTACATCTCAATATTTAGGGTTAGAGATTGATTTGACAAAAGAGAACAAAGACGATGGTATGGGTAATATTACGAACAATCAGTTTACCGTGAAATCGAATGATAAGGAATATGGAGATACTCGGTTAGGTGATATTCAAAGCTTTGTGGCATTCTATAAAGTCGATACACAAGCACAAACATCACAACCGGTTACCTTCAAATTAAATGATGAGATTGACTTAACACATACCTATGGAGACGTTGGTTTTCCACCACGACAAGATATAAAAGTCATCAAACGTGGCCAAAACGTACAAATTTACGGAGTTGTTACTAATCTAGGTAATATTCCGTCCGATGGAAAGGAGTATGTGATGAGAGTTTTACCAGTGGGTTTCCGACCAAAATATGATGTTTTTTATAGTACGTCATTCGGTGGATATACGATAGAGTTAATTATACGCTCAGATGGAAATATATCGATGAAAAACTTCTCTGGTGTTACCTTTGAGCGTATGTCAGCTTGGATAAACCTATCTTCAAATATAATAATTGATTAAAAAATAAACCTCTACTTAATTGTAGGGGCTTTTTTAGTGATCTTTATTTAATTTTGTTTTTTCACTATCAATATACTTGCTTATTTGTTCTGGAAATGGCAATCCTAATGCTACCCAATTCTCTATGATTGATAAAACAACACTCATTAGACAAATCAATACGAACATCTTCCAATACTCATGTGCGTCAAAACTATCGAATATAAACATTGAACAAGCCGGAATCGTTGCATATAAGAACTGTTTAATCAAACCCTTACTAGATGTTGTTGAGTTTAATCTATGCTCTGTGATAGCCTTAGAAATGCCTGTGATGAAGTCTAAAATTACGGCTAATAATATGGAACGTACAATATGGTCGTCATAAGCAACTGATAAATTAAAAATGTCCGGAATTTGATACATAACGTGGGTTCTCCTTAAAATAGTTTACCCTTAATTATATCATTTTCCGAACATTAATTCAAGATGTTATTTTATTGTTTGTTTATGGTTAGCAATATCTCTCAATTCATTAACTTTTTCGCTGGTAAATTTCATAACCCCATCTCCTTAATTGTAACGTCCCACGCTTGATTATATACGCCGGTGAAGTCTCGATTATTCATGTTTTTTAAGCCGTACACATCAATTCCACGGCTCTTTAAACGGTCACCAATCTTAGACCAAACAAACTCTCGTAACTCTTGTGTATTATTCATCACTTCTCTCCAAACTCTACATAATCACTAACCGGCGTATATTCTAAGTCGTAAAAGTATTTTTTTAGTGTGGACTCTGATACACCAATTACGCTTGTTAACTCTTTCACATTAATCTTGCGCCCTAACATCTTATTAAATATCACAAGTTCGTTAAGTTGGTTAAGACGTTGTTGTCGTTCTCGTTTCATCTGTTTACTCCTATTAACCATACCATCTAAATTAAAGGTCATAATATCTCCATCATATTTTCATCATCAACAACACCAAACAAGTGAGCGTTAGTTGGTAGATATTCTTTAAACTTAGACGCCACCTTGTAATTTAAGAAGTGTGGATCATAGTTCATGTAGTAATCAGAACCCATTACAAGCCGGTAACTAAAACGACCCAACCAATCACGGCTAATACTATCTACTAAATATTCAATTCCGCCAATGTTTACGACTAGTGCTTCAAATTTCATAATGGTTTTCCTTTCGATTGTAAACTAGTTCATAATTATATATCTCTTTCATCAAACGTTTAATCTCAGCAATATCACGCATGATCGTTTTGTTATCCATTTCAGGGTTCATGTCAAAGACTTCCCAATACGATTTTTTAATAGCGCCTAAACTTAATAAGTCTCTTATGAAATATGTCACTCGATAAATTTTATTCTGGTACATTACTTACGAACCTCTCTAGCTTTACCACAATTCATGCAAACAAATATGCTCTTCTTACCTTTTTTACCAGCAAACCCAACAGCACCACCAGCAATGAAACCTAATCCGCCGGTCATAATACCTAAACCAACCGAACCAGCTACTGACTTACCGAATGAATACTTTTTAGAATTGTCACCAGCTAATTGGAACTCATGACCACCGCACTTCTTACATGTTAATTGGTTACGGTCTTGGGTTGCTTGTTGGTGTTGATGTTGCTTTTCTAGTTTGTTTAATTCCACGGCTTGTTTCAAATCGCTATCGTACGGCGTGTTAAGTTTTTCTCGCTTCAATACCTCTTGCGCATAATTGTTAGCGTCAATGTTCTTAATGCCCCACTTTACAAGTTGCCATACGTTTAATTTATTGTATTCGTCCCAATCAAAACCTAACTGTTGTTCTAAATCTAGGTTACGGTACTTTACATCTGGTGTCATTTTAAATCTCCTTTTTGTATTACGTTTCTATAAACCAATATTACCACACATAAATAATTTGTCAACACTTTTTAAAAACAAAATAAAAAACCACCAATTAAGGCGGTCTAATTATTATGATACTTCTGTGAAACTTGTTGCGTCAGACCAGATACGACCATAACGTGTGTCAATACCGATACCATTAGTAGCTTCATCAATCTCTGCTACACGGATACGCTCATGGTTGTGTAGTTGCATATACTTTCCGACCGCCGTTCTTTGATCATCTTGAAAATTACCGTTTTCGTCAACGATATCAAACGAGTCTAGTCCCCAACCGTTATTAGTCCAATCATACTCTTCGCTTTTTCCACCGTTGGCTAATTCATAACTAATGACTTGTTCTAATCCATTTACATATTCATATTGGTCAATACGATATGCTGGTTTAGTAGAGAAATATTCACCAACTTCTAGTACTTGATCTATCTTATTGGGAATTGCTGGTGCTGGTTGAGAGTTGTTTTGACGGTATACATAGAAGTACGGCGAACCATCAGCCTCCCACATTTCATCAAATTTAACATTACCAACAGCCGTGCCACTTTCACCACCTGTCCAAAATGATGTACTCAATAGCAATGCATTAGGGTCGTCAGTTGATATAACCCCAATATGTCCGAATGCTCCAGCGGACTCGCCACGCTTACCCATAACGACAATATCGCCACGTTTAGCTGTCCATGACTCATTTTCAGCATATAGAGAAAAACCGTTGTTGATTAGATAGGGGTGAATTGTCTCAGTTGAATATAGATAAGCCGGTTTGTTTGCCCCAGCCTCGTACAGGGCTTGTGTCATAGTACCCGAACAATCTCCAGTTCCATCGCTACCGTTACGGCTACCAGTCATTGAATAGGTGATTTTATCCACGTGATTATCAAACCAAGAAATTACTTTGTTAATGTCTACGCTCATATTACTTTTCCTCCTTTTTAACTGCGGTAATTAAACCAGACGCTTTAGATTGTGTATAAGCCTGTTGGATAATCTGATTAATCTGTTCGTCTGTAAAATTATTAAGCATGTTGTTCGATCCTAGTCGTTCCTTAAATGCGTTGATGGCAGATGATTGTTGCTCTTTACCTGTTCCTACAAACTTCTCGGCAAATATTACTGCTCCAGTTGCGAAGTCCAGTGCTAGATTTAGGTTTTGTGACTTAGACTTAGTTTTCATAAGCCGTAGCTCTTTTTCTAACCACACTAGACCACCAAACGCACCAATGACACTTACACCGGCTAATACGATATTTAAAATGTTATTCATTCTGTTGTTCCCTCTGCCTTTTCTTCTGTCACCCCGTCTGTTTCTACAATGTTTTTATCTATTGGTTCTGTCTGTTCCTCTGTTTCTTTTGTTTCTGTATTATTTAAGACTGGTAACGGTTCCGGTTCGGCTACTTTTGCACTTGCTATCAAACTTTTGGCTTTTTTAATTGCCAAACTCGTAAATTCTTTGGTATTTGATTGTAAAGTGATATTGTCATCTTTTGTCAAAACAACTTGTCCGCCGAAATAATTTTCTGCTTCCTGAAAATTAACAACAACCGTAACGCTCTTTAATTCTAAACCTTTAGCTCCGTTTTGTAAATCCGTGCTAGTTATATTTGTAGTAATTATCATTATATTAATCTCCTAAATTGGGTATTGTGTATCGAAACTTACCTGTGTACTTGCGTCTGATCCGCCACTTACGCACATGAATTCTCCCCCAGTCTCCAATTTGTTATTACCAAAGTTACCACCCCAAAACCATGTTTTAAATATAGTGTCTGGAGGGCGTATTCCGTCCGGTAAAGTAAAGTAGCTTTCGTAAGGTGATTTACCTTTTATTTCTTTAATGTGTATATAAACAACACCAAATAAAATCCTATACATTGCACGATTAGCCGTAACTCCACTATTTAACGGTATATCCAACCAACCTGTATCAGTCATTTCTTTACTGGCAATTGTTGTTTTTCCGGTAAAGAATTTATCTCCTGCTACTGTTTCGTTTCCGGTTTTGTGAACGACGTTTGTATCAGTTGCCAGTTGTTGCCATGGTTGCCAACTAGAAACGAATGAGCGAACATAGACGTTTGTTCCAGCACTACTATATTGGGTAACCTTCTGTGTAATAAACCCTTGATGATTAGTATAGACCTCGATGTAATAAGAATAAGAAATCGTAGGTGTTGGTGAGTTTGGAGAGATACCAGACGCCATATAATAACCAGCGGTTTGCAAGTTATTAAAGTCATAGCCTGCGTCTAGATTAATTGGATTGTAGATACCATCAATACCAGTCTCCATAGCATTAAGCCTGTCTTCGGTAATGATGTCATCTTTTTTCCATATGTTTTTAGTATAACCCATGTGTGTATTTCCTCCTTTACAATGGTAAGTTAATTATAGCATAAAAAAAAGACCGTTTCCAGTCTTAAATAACATATCTTGTCATTACAATACCCCTTTCAACCTCAAACTCTTTAAGGTTGTGATTGTCATGTGTAAAATATCTGTTTGAGTAAACTTTTTGATATTCATACGCCGGTTCAATTGAATAACAATATCTGGAGCGTTGACTTTATCAGGTTGTGTATCGGATTGTGTAATGATCTCTTCCTCAATAATATCCAATATAACGGATCGGCGTTTTTCGAGTGTTTTCACGTTTATGTTAGTAGCGAGAGCAGAAACCAAACCCCATACTAATAACATACTAAACCCCAATACGATTACTAAAATTGTTGATACTAAAATGTTCATGTTATATCTCCTTTATTTTAAACAGTGGTTCACATAATAATTTGCTATCCCACCATTCTTTTGCTTGTGTCTCGTTGTCAAATATTATAGCACGGCTCATTTTCTTTGTAAACCCATCGCTATAATTACCAGTTGCATAATCAGCCGTGAGATATTTTCGTTCAACATCAGACCAGATTATATAGTTTGTGTAGTTCATCACATTTACCAAACTATCGTGTACTTACCAAAAACCTTATCATATCTAAGTTCAAAACCCAACTCGTCTAGGTAGTCAATATAATGCTGACTTTCCAATAGTTTAAAGGTTTCGTCTGGTACGTCTTTGTTTTTATATGAAATTTCAACGAACATGTGACCTTTATCAATAGCCAACTTAATTAAATCCTCAACATAAAAGTGTGCAACCTTTTCATCGGCCGATAGTGACTTATAAAAATTATCACTGCTTTGTTCTCGTGCTTGCTTTGCGTTAATCATTTGCTCACTTCCTCACATAGATATTCTTTTTCTGTAATTGTTGGTGTGTTAAATAAGTAGCTATTAGTTCCCCACATTCTCATATATTTATTACCAAGTGTCTGACTAACAAATATATAATCAGCCGTGTCTTCTGGTAACGACCACCAATTACTAAAACCCAAACGTTCTAACTTGTTTACTACTGATTGTTCGTTTTCTTTTGTTATCTCTGTTATAAAGAACCGAGGTGTTGTTTCATTAATCATTTGTTATCTCCTCGTTATAGTATGATACCCGACCCTGTGTAGTTCGTAAGACCCACCACACCAAAGTACCCCTGTTCATAATACCCCTGTTCATAATACCCCATTGTATTAGCCGGTGTATCCCACATATCCATACTACCTATGCCTGCTCGTTACCATCGTTCGTAGTATCATCGTTCAAGTATTCTTCATACATCATCTTAATACCTTGACGAACTACATCGGACTTACTCATACCTGACTTATCCTCGAGTGCTTGTAACTTATCCTTAGTCTTCTTATCTATTCGTAAACTGATCGTTGTTCTTTTAATCATGTCATATATTATTTCCTTTCACTTTATCTTTCAATGTCTATATTATATCACAACGTATTACATGATGTCAACAGATAAGGCAAAAGAAATATAAAACAAATAACAAAGCTGAACATTAAACAACAATCAATCATTAATCGTTCGTGTTTAGCATTTTTAATTTTTTATTTTATTTCTCAATATTAGTCAACTGTTAGTTCTAATTTTTTAATTTTTGTCAACTCAACCCAATCATTTAAACCCCCCGACCTCGAGAATTTTAACAGACCTAGCGC